AAAAGGTGATCGCCGCTGCTGGTGGGCTGAATGGCCTGGAATACTGGTTACTGCGCCACGGCGGCGGTACCTGCCAGTACCAGCACAGCGATTACCACTATCACGAACTGACCACCATGCGGCACGAGCCCGGCGCGATCCTTCTCTGTGGCCACTGCGACAACCGGCTGCGCGAGCAGTACACCGAACGTCTGGCGGAGCTGGCGCGTCAGAACGTCATCGACTGGGTGCTGGACATCGCCCGGGTGGCGCTGGCACTCGATAAAGCCCGTGAACTATCTCTGGCTGAATTGTGCTGGTGGGCTGTTCGTACCGGCGTCACCGATGCGCTGCCTGAATCCGTTGCCCGCGATGCATTGCGCCTGCCGGCGGAGAAACAAACGTACCGCGAGAGCGAGATCGTACCGTCGGTACCGGCCAGCAGCATCATCGCCGACAAGGCCCGCGCGCTACCTGCAGCACCTGCAACACCTGCAGGTGCGCCACCAGCCATTAAGCCAGTTGTGGGCGTGCTTGTGGATCCCGAATCACCGCAGACCCTGATGAAGCGGCCAAAGCGGACCCGTTGGGAGAACGCAAAGTATCTGGCATGGGTTAAGACGCAGCCCTGTGAATGCTGCGGCCGGCCGTCAGATGATCCACACCATCTCATCGGCTGGGGTCAGGGAGGCATGGCAACGAAGGCGCACGACAGTCTCGTGATCCCCCTGTGCCGCCAGCACCATACCGAACTACATAACGATCCGGTGAAATTCGAGCGTAAGCACGGTACTCAGCCGGAAATGATAATCAGAGTGCTGGACCGGGCCTTTGCGCTCGGCGTTCTGGCTTAAGGAGCAGTACAGGATGACACCACGTCAACGCCGCATTCATATCGAAGGTTTGGGTAAAGCAGCTGCAGCGCCGAGAAAAAGTTACCTCGGGAAGTTCACACCATTGAAGAGCGTCCAGTCTGCCTGGATCAAATCTCTGCTGACGGTCTGGGGAGAATGCGTCGGCGGGAAAACCCGTGCGCAATACCGCCTGGAGAACTGCAGCCAGTTCTGGTCTGAGGTCAAGCAATCGGAGTGGTCGGACAGTCAGCTTTCGCGCATCACTGAGGCGCTGGGACAGGCGAGGGAAGAAGGGTTCCGTGGCGTGCAGGCGGCGTTGCGTGCCCGGGCCATTCTGTGGCCGGTGACCCTGTCAGCGTTAATCGAAGAGAGCGAGCGCCGCGATGATGCTGACTTTATCGAACAGATCATGCTGCACACCTTCGACCAGCGCGATACGGTTTATGTGGTCGGCCTGCAGTTTTACACCACCCGCAAGAAGATATCCGACATCACCCGGGAGTTGCAGCACGTGGCCCCCTGGCTTACTGACGGAGAAGCGCGCAAGCGGGTGCGCTGGTGCCTTGAAATCTTCCAGGCGAAAGTCTTTCTGGCCGTTCGCCGGCAGATAGAAGCCGAGCAAAAGTGAGAGGTATGTTAAATATTTTTCAAATAGAGTTGAAAACGGGCCAGAAAAATGAATAATCTATTCATGCTTGGCAGAGCTGCGCCACGATGGCAGCGACGAAAAGCCTTTATCAAACAAATTCTTAAACCTCGCTTCGGCGGGGTTTTTTATTGCCTGCATTCGCCACCCTGTCGCTTGGGTGAGTGCTATAATGATCTTGAAACATAATTAGAGTGACGTGGGCAAACGCCCAATGTGTATACAACGGCATTTACGACCAGCATTCACTGCTGGTCTTTTTTTTCCGCCATTAGCTCAACCGGAGAGAGCACGGAGCTTCTACCTCTGTGGTTTGAGGTTCGAATCCTCGATGGCGGACCATCACCTGCTTAACTCTTGCATCATTCATTGACATCCTGAATGGATGGCGCGACATTTATACGTGTGGTGAATCCTTTCTCAGCGAAAGGGCGTTCCAGTCATCTGTGAAGGCAGATATGCACGCGATCTTACTGACTGGGGTAAGGTCACCGGGAGGCACCCGGCACCACAACTCCATTACTATCTATTTCTAAGGCTGCCTCCGGGCGGCCTTTTCTATTTCAGGCTCCCGGAATCCCCATCAAATCCTTGTCGTTGATTCATCCTGAGAGCCTGAACCCTACCCATACAACACCCGCACCCCAGCGAGGTGAGAGAAATGTCCCGTATGAGCAAACTTGTCACCGGAGTCGCCCTCGGCACCTCAGGAGGAACCATCCTGAACGGCGTCCTCACAAAACTGAGTCCTGACGAATGGAGCGCCATCGGCGTACTGGCAGGTATTGCCGGGATTATCGTTACCGGACTGATTAACTGGTATTTCAAACGCAAGGTCGCTAATGCGCAGGTTAAGGCGCTGGAGAAATACGGCCCTGCTGTCAAAGTTGGAGATGATTAGATGCCAATGACCAGTAGCCTGCGTAACAAACTCATCGCCGCTGCTGGTGGCGGTGCAATGCTGATCGCCTCGCTGTTCCTCGGTGGACAGGATGGTGTCGAAGGGCGGAAGTATGAAGCCTATAAAGACGTCGCCGGGGTGTGGACTGTCTGCGACGGCCATACGGGCCGGGATATCGTGAGAGGGAAGAAGTATACCGATCGCGAATGTGACCAGTTGCTCTGGAAAGACCTCCAGCCAGCAAAGCGAACGGTAGACAATCTGGTTAAGGTGCCGCTGGGCGAGTATCAGCGCGCCGCGCTGTACAGCTTTGTTTTTAACGTTGGCTCTGACGCGTTCTCTAAGTCCACGCTGTTGCGCAAGCTGAACAAGGGTGATCTCGACGGAGCGTGTGAAGAAATGCGCCGCTGGGTTTACGCTGGTGGTATGAAGTGGAAAGGCCTCCAGAACCGGCGAGAGATGGAGCGCTCAATGTGCCTGGCGGAGAGCAAATATGACCTCTAAAGCCTGGCTGATAATCTGCATCGAACTGATTTTATCTCTGCTGGTTATTCACCATCTGCTCGGTCAGGTACTTGATGAGACGAAGCGAGCCGACGCCGCTGAGCAAAACCTGAAACTGGCAAACGCCACCATCACCGACATGCAGGTGCGCCAGCGTGATGTCGCTGCGCTCGATGCCAAATACACGAAGGAACTCGCTGATGCGAATGCTGAAAATGACCGGCTTCGTGCTGATGTTGTCGCTGGTAAACGTCGGCTGCAAATCGCCGCCACCTGCTCCAAAGACGGAGCCCCCGGCACCTCCGGCGTGGTTGATGGCTCAAGCCCTCGACTTACAGAAGATGCTGAACTCAATTATTGGCGTCTCAGAGACGGGATCTCCACCGTCACCAAGCAACTGACCGGGCTGCAGGAGTATGTCCGGACGCAGTGCCTGAAATAGAACCTCATCCCTGAGGCTCTGACACAGTCTCTCCTCTGGACTTTAAGCATAGGAAATTCTTTGAGCCTCGCTGCGCGGGGCTTTTTTATAAGCGAAAGGAGAAACACAATGAGTTTTAAACACACACTCGGCCAAGTTGTTTTTGTAACTATCAGTGGTGAGGAAGGGCATGTGAAGGCGCGGGCAGAGTACAACTCTGGTCCTAATCAGTACCTGATTCACTATCTTGCAGCAGATGGTCGCGCAGTTGATTCATGGTTTGAAGAGGGCGAGTTATCCCCATCCGATTTACAGGCATAAGGCATAAGGCATTACAGCAGGCATTCACTGAGTGCCTGTGATAATGCTTTTGGTTACAATCGCCTCTCTATAATGATGAGGTGAAAATGGACGCGGATCTAATCGCATACGAATCTATGCTCGCAGCAAGAGAGTCGGCTCAATGGGCATATTGGGGATTATGGATATCTCTTTCTGCAGCATTAGCTACATTTCTAGCCACTGCCGCTGGGGTGGCCGTTCTGTTTAGTTGGCGTAGCCAAGAAGCATTTAAGGATAAAAAAACATTCGTGTTTTCAGTCCTTAAATTTCAACAAACGATAGGACTTGGGCCAAAGACATATGATCTAACTTCTGATCCAGTTCCTGACACACACCCTTTTTCAAAACTTACCTTCTCATTGATGCAAGTTTATGAAAATGCATTAACCATGGCGAAAAAAAAGGACCGCAAAAAAGCTATAGAGATCTATCTTCAACTTAATGAAGTGTATGAGTCATTACATCAAGGAAAAAAGGATAGTGACAGTGCCTTAAGGGTGCTTTTCCAAATCACAGCCGACCCATTTTTTGAAAACTTCTAATTCAATACAATAGCGATCCCATTGAATTATTAACCGCCCTCGGGCGGTTTTTTTATAGACATCACCATGGGCATACCCATCGTAATGTCTATAGCGGATAAATAATAAATATGCCCTATAGGGGGTAAAAACAAGCCTCGTCGTGTCGGGGCTTTTTTATGCACTCTTACAGGTAAATCACAATGGCAAAGAACTACTACCAGGACGGCAATACGATGGACTGGCACAACGGCACAGCAAAGGCCGTGTTATCGGGTCAGCCGGTTATAGTTGGTGCGATAACCGGCATAGCCCAGCATGATGTCGCGGTGGACTCTGACGGCGAGTTGATGATGACCGGTGTGTTTGTATTGCCGAAGGTTGCAGGTGAGACGTGGCAGCGTGGCGCTCGTCTGTGGCTGACGAAGGATGGCAAGCTGACAAGCACCCAGAAGGACGGTACGGATGATAACGCCCTGGCTGGTACTGCGTGGATCACCACTAACCCTAACGATACCGAAGGCCGCGTCAGGCTTGGATTCTGACAGGGTCAGGCGAACGGCCGCCCGGCCCCGGCTGGTCAGCCTCCCCCTTCATCAATGCAATTGATATTCATTATCATTTTGGCGGGTCCTCCCGGAGGGGGGCCTGCCACGAGGCGGCGGGCACGCGGAAAACGGCTAGTTTTCGTGATCCAGGGTCATCATCATCATGTGCATAACTGTATGATTTTTATCAGTGCCGTTTTGCAATGATGTCGAATCGTTCAAAAAGCGTTCACCATCATGGACCAGGAACTCTCCACCCTGAAGCTGAACATCAATCAGCTGGCAGGGATCACCGGCGTTCATCGCCAGACTGTTGCCGCCAGACTTAAGCAACTCGAGCCTGCACCGGGCAGCAACAACAAACTTAAACTCTACCTCATCACCGATGTGCTCACCGAGCTGATGGCGCCCGTCGTCGCGTCCAGCGCCGAAGATATGACGCCCTCGGACAGGCTCGCCCACTGGAAAGCGGAAAACGAGCGGCTCAAATTCGAGCAGGATACGGGCCAGTTAATCCCGGCTGATGAGGTGGCCCGTGAATTTTCTGTCATGGCAAAGGCTGTGGTGCAGGTGCTGGAAACGTTGCCGGACATTCTGGAGCGTGACTGCGCCATGAGCCCCTCGGCTATCAGTCGCGTGCAGAGTGTTATTGATGACCTTCGCGACCAGATTGCGCAGCGCGTTCTGGACGCAGAACCGGAGGAGGACGAGCCAGAGGAGGACTGATGGCGAAGCGGGCATCTGCCCGGGGGATCCGAAAGGATATCCCTGGAATACTTCGTGCCCCACGCCGCATGCTGGTGGCCGATGCAGTCAGTAAATTTATGCGCGTGCCAATGGGCGCTGGTAACTCCGTTCCCTGGGATCCGAATCTGGCTCCGTATGTACTCGAGCCAATGAACTGCCTGGCGTCGCGCGAGTATGACGCAGTGGTGTTTGTCGGCCCGGCGCGAACGGGGAAAACGATCGGCCTGATTGACGGCTGGGTGGTTTATAACGTGGTCTGCGACCCGTCTGACATGCTGATCATTCAGATGACAGAGGAAAAGGCCCGCGAGCACTCGAAGAAACGACTGGATCGCACGTTCCGTTGCAGTCCGGAAGTGGCAACCCGCCTGAGCCCCCGCAGGAACGATAACAACGTTTACGACAGGACTTTCAGGGCAGGTAACTATCTCAAGATAGGCTGGCCATCGGTCAATATCATGTCCTCGTCGGATTATAAGTGCGTCGCCCTGACAGATTATGATCGCTTCCCGGAGGATATCGACGGAGAAGGTGATGCATTTTCCCTGGCCTCCAAGCGTACCACCACGTTTATGTCGTCCGGCATGACGCTGGTTGAGAGTTCGCCAGGCCGGGACATTCGCGATACGAAGTGGCGCCGGAGCTCGGCGCACGAAGCCCCACCGACAACCGGCATTCTGTCACTGTACAACCGCGGCGACCGCCGCCGCTGGTACTGGCCATGTCCGCATTGTGGTGAGTTTTTCCAGCCAGAGATGACGGCGATGACCGGTTACCGGGAAATCAGCGATCCGGTAAAGGCCAGCGAAGCGGCCTGTATCCATTGCCCTTCCTGCGCCGGGGTGATCACCGCCGACCTGAAACGTTCCCTGAATATGAAAGGTGTCTGGCTGCGTGAGGATCAGCAGATCGACAGCAGCGGAACAATAACGGGCACCGGACGGCGGTCGCGAATCGCGTCGTTCTGGATGGAAGGCCCGGCAGCTGCATATCAGACCTGGGCACAACTGGTTTACAAACTGCTGACCGCTGAACAGGAGTACGAGGCGACCGGCAGCGAAGAAACGCTGAAGACGGTCATTAACACCGACTGGGGACTCCCGTATCTTCCGCGCTCCAGCATTGAACAACGTAAAGGGGAGGAGCTGCAGCAGCGCGCCGAACCTGTTGAGCGCCGCCGCGTGCCTGTTGGCGTCAACTTCCTGGTGGCGACCGTCGATGTTCAGGGCGGTAAAAACCGGCGATTTGTGGTGCAGGTTGTTGGCTACGGTGCCCACGGCGAGCGGTGGGTGGTTGACCGGTACAACATCATGCAGTCGATGCGCACCACGCCTGACGGCGAAAGCTACCACATCGATCTTGCCAGCTATCCGGAGGACTGGGATCTGCTGCGCACCGATGTGCTGGAGAAAACCTGGGCGCTTGATGGCGAACCGGGCAAGCGAATGGGTCTGCTGGCCATGGCCGTCGACTCCGGTGGTGAAGACGGAGTTACCGACAATGCCTATGAGTTCTGGCGGCGTTGTCGCCGTGACGGTCTGCAGCGCAAAGTCTGGCTATTTAAGGGTGACAGCCAGACCCGGGCGAAGCTGATTACCAAAACCTACCCGGATAACACCGGGCGTTCTGCCCGGCGCGCGAAGGCGGCCGGTGATGTCCCTCTCTACCTTCTTCAGACCAACGCACTGAAAGACCGGATCAACAACGCGCTGTGGCGCGATGTGCCGGGGCCGAACTACGTGCATTTCCCTGACTGGCTGGGAGGGTGGTTTTACGACGAACTGACCTATGAGGAGCGATCAGCTGATGGGAAATGGACGAAGCCTGGTAAGGGGGCTAACGAAGCGTTTGACCTTATGGTTTACGCACATGCCCTGGTCATTCTTCATGGTTACGAAAAGATTAAGTGGCCTGATGCCCCTGAGTGGGCGCGCCGGGAGAGTTATCTGGTGGTTGAGCCATCGCCAGACGCGCCTGCAGTGGCACCGGTGCCGGTTGCAAAACCGTCAGTATCAGAACCTAAGGCTACGAAACCAGCCCGTGAATCGGCATGGTCATCATCATCAGGAGGCTGGGTGTGAATCTCAATAATATTCAGGACATGGTCAGGCGCTATACCGAAGCGGAAATGGCGATCCTGCAGGGCAAGTCCATCACGTTTAATGGTCAGCAGATGACCATGGAGAACCTGAGCGAGATACGGAAAGGCCGTCAGGAGTGGGAAAGAAAAGAGGCTGCTGCTGTGGCTGCCGCAACGGGCAGGGGTGGCTCCTTTAAACTGGCGAGGTTCCCGCGATGAGATGGTTTGAACGAGCGCTCAGGAATATTTCGCCGCAATGGGCTCTTTCCAGAGTTAAGTCTCAGCATATCCTCAATATTTATGACGAATATGAGGGTAGAAAAAGTATTCATTCGAGTGAAATCTCCGCGTATGAGGCAACTCATCCATCTCGCACTCACAAAGCAAAACGCGAGAATCGTTCTGCGAATCAGCTAACTCAAGCTGGCGGGCGCTCACTGCGCGAGCAAGCCCGATGGCTGGACTGTAATCACGATCTGGTTATCGGTCTACTCGACAAACTTGAAGAGCGCATCGTGGGGGCGAAAGGCATCATCGTTGAACCACAACCCCTGATGAAAAATGGCGAGATTGCCGCAGACGTTGCCAAGCAGATTCGTGCCAAATGGGCGGAGTGGTCCGTTTCTCCCGATGTTACCGGGCAGTTTACCCGGCCAGTACTTGAACGGCTGATGTGCCGGACCTGGTTACGTGACGGCGAGGTGTTCGCGCAGCTGGTCAGTGGCACCGGTAATGGCCTGTCGCCTGTGGCAGATATTCCTTTCTGGATAGAGGCGATGGAACCCGACTTTGTGCCCGTGGAACGCACAGAGACAAGTCAGAAACTTTGCCAGGGCATTTACCTCAACGACTGGGGCCGTCCGACCAGATATATGGTCTACAAAAACCTGCCGGCAGAAGGTATGCGCCAGGGTGATACAAAGGATATTCAGGCGGAGAACATGCTTCACCTGAAGTTCATGCGCCGCCTGCATCAAATCCGGGGTAACTCACTGCTTGCCGGGGTGTTGATGCGTCTTTCGGCGCTGAAGGAGTACGAGGACGCCGAACTGACCGCTGCCCGCATTGCTGCGGCGCTGGGCATGTTCATCAAGAAAGGTGATGGTCAGTCGTATCCGGAAGACAGCGCGCAGGGCTCCCGGGAACTGAACATTGAACCCGGCATGCTGTTTGACGATCTCCGTCCCGGTGAAGATATCGGGATGATCAAATCAGACCGACCAAATCCCAACCTCGAAACTTTCCGCAACGGGCAACTCCGTGCTGTGGCCGCCGGTTCGCGCGGCAGCTTCTCAAGCATTGCGCGTAACTACGACGGGACATACAGCGCACAGCGCCAGGAGCTCGTGGAGTCAACCGAAGGCTATTTCATCCTGCAGGACGCATTCATCGCGGCGATCACCCGGCCGATGTACCGGGCCTGGCTCAGGATGGCGATCGCTTCTGGCGAGATCACGGTCCCGCCAAATGTGGATAAAGCCACGCTTTACAGCGCCGTGTTCTCCGGCCCCGTTATGCCTTGGATTGACCCGGTCAAAGAGGCGAACGCCTGGAAAATTCTGCTCCGTGGTGGTGCTGCAACCGAAAGTGAATGGGTGCGCGCCCGCGGTGCAAATCCGGATGATGTGAAACGCCGCCGTAAGGCGGAAATTGATGAAAACCGTAAACAGGGGCTGGTGTTCGATACAGACCCGGCAAACGACAAAGGAGACACCAGTGTCGAGGAAACAAAACCGGGTAAAGAATCGCCCAAAGGCCCAGGCAAAAAATAGCTGGTTCCGTATGCAGGCCAGTTCGGAAAACGAAGCTGAGATCTATATCTACGACGAAATCGGCTACTGGGGGGTAACGGCGAAGCAGTTCGTCGCAAACCTTAAGGCGCTGGGCGACGTCACCCATATCAAATTACATATCAACTCTCCTGGTGGCGATGTCTTTGACGGTATCGCCATTTTTAATGCCCTGAAATTCCACGGCGCGGCGATCACCGTTTATATCGACGGTCTGGCTGCCTCAATGGCATCAGTCATCGCCATGGTAGGAAATCCGGTCATTATGCCGGAAAACACCATGATGATGATCCACAAGCCCTGGGGTTTTGCTGGTGGTGACGCTGATGACATGCGCGACTATGCCGACCTGCTCGACAAAGTGGAGTCGGTGCTGATCCCGGCCTACGCGCAAAAGACGGGCAAAAGCCCCGAAGAAATTGCGGCAATGCTGGAGGATGAAACCTGGATGAACGGCAACGAGTGTGTCGAGCTGGGTTTTGCTGACCAGGTGACACCTTCACTGCAGGCAATGGCCTGTATCCATTCGAAACGTATTGAGGAATTTGAAAAGATGCCAAACAGCATTCGTAACATGATCACCCCGCCGCGCAATTCCACCCAGCGCGAACCAGTGAACCAACAGCCGCCAGTTGCTCCTGCAATTAATGAGAGCGAAATTCGCGCTCAGGTTCTGGCAGAGCAAAAAGCCCGTGTGAATGGCATCGGTGATCTCTTTGCCATGTTCGGCAACAAGCACATGGAACTGCAAAACAAGTGCGTTGCTGATCCGGATTGTTCGGTAGAACAGGCAAAAGACCTGCTGCTGGCTGAGCTGGGTAAAACCGCCACGCCTTCCAACAAAACCAACCAGCCACATGTTCACGCCGGCAACGGTAACTTTGTCGGCGACGGGATCCGCCAGGCGCTGATGGCACGTGCGGGCTATGAAAATGTTGAGCGTGACAACGTCTATAACGGTATGACGCTCCGCGAATACGCCCGCATGTCCCTGACTGAGCGCGGCATCGGGGTGTCCAGTTACAACCCGATGCAGATGGTTGGTTTTGCGCTGACGCACAGCACCTCTGATTTCGGCAATATCCTCCTCGATGTCGCCAACAAGGCACTGTTGCAGGGCTGGGATGAAGCGGCAGAGACCTTTGAGCTCTGGACTAAAAAAGGCCAGTTGTCCGACTTCAAAACGGCGCATCGCGTCGGAATGGGCGGCTTCCCGTCCCTGCGCCAGGTGCGTGAGGGTGCGGAGTATAAGTACATCACCACGCAGGATAAGGGCGAAACCATCGCGCTGGCCACTTACGGTGAGATCTTCTCCATCACCCGCCAGGCCATTATCAACGATGACCTGAACCAGCTGACTGACGTTCCGATGAAGATGGGCCGCGCTGCAAAAGCCACTATCGGTGACCTGGTCTACGCCGTGCTGACCGGTAACGGGAAACTTTCAGATGGCAAGGCGCTCTTCCATGCTGACCATGCCAACCTTTCAGCTGGGGCCATCAGCGTTGACAGCCTGGATAAGGCCCGCCAGAACATGCGCAAGCAGAAAGAGGGCGAGCGCGCCCTGAACATTCGCCCGGCCTACATGCTGGTTCCGGTGGGTCTGGAAACATTAGCCAGCCAGACCATTAAGTCAGCAAGCGTGAAAGGGGCTGATATCAATGCCGGCGTGGTGAACCCGCTGCAGAACTTTGCCGAAGTGATCGCTGAAGCGCGTCTGGATGACGCCGACCCGGCGGCATGGTATCTGGCTGCCGCACAGGGCACCGATACCATCGAAGTGGCGTACCTCAATGGCATTGATGCCCCGTACATTGACCAGCAGGAAGGTTTCACCACTGATGGTGTTGCGACGAAAGTCCGCATCGATGCTGGTGTGGCACCGCTGGATTATCGCGGTCTGGCGAAATCATCCGGTAAGTAATCCCCCCGACATTGAACCGGCCCGTAAGGGCTTTTTTTATATCTGCAACATGGCCCCGGCAGGGGCCATACGGAGAGCTCATGAAGAATTTCGTACAGGATGGTCACACTATCGATTTGACCAACTCGGGTTCGGCGGTGATCACCAGTGGCACGCCAGTTGCCGTGGGTGATGTCCTGGCGATCGCTATCGCTGATATTGCCGTCGGCGAAACCGGTACAGGCCTCACCAGTGGCGTCGTCCAGTTGCCGAAACTGGCGGCTGATGATATCGCCCAGGGTAAAACCGTGTACTTCAAAAGCGGGAAAGTACAGCTGGATGCAACCGGGGCGACACCCGCAGGGAAAGCCTGGCAGGCTGCAGCTGCGAACGCCACCACCGTACTGGTTAAGCTGAATGGCTAACCCCTTCGACGCGATGGTGGCCCGTATGGACGCGGCCACCGTCAATCTGATGGCAGATAAGGTCACGATCAACGGTGTCCTTTTTGATGCTGTTGAAAGCCAGTTCGTCGCAGAAATGGGGCCACTGGTGGGGGATGGCCTTTCACTAGTGGTGTTCTCCCTGGCAGTGTCGCCACGCAAAGGCGATGCCATTCACTGGAAGGGCCAGGACTACATCGTTACCCGCAAACAGCTGTTCAACGGTAAGCCACAGATCTGGATTGAGTAATGGAGGCTTTATGTCCATTAAAGGGCTCGAACAGGCGATCGCTAACCTGGAAAGCATCAGCAAAACCGCCGTGCCGCGGGCATCCTCTCAGGCGGTGAACCGTGTGGCCACCCGGGCCATCTCCCGCAGCACCCGGCAGGTCGCGAAGGATACCCGGGTGCAGCGGAAACTCGTCAATCAGCGTGCCCGCCTGAAAAAAGCCACAGTACGTAAACCGCAGGCCACCATTCGGGTAAACCGCGGCAACCTCCCGGCGATCAAGCTGGGTGTGGCCAGCATGCGCCTTTCCCGGCGAAAACGTGACAAAGCGGGTGTCCGAAGCGTTCTGGTCATCGGGCGATTTCGCTTCCCGGGCGGATTCATCCAGCAACTCAAAAACGGGCGCTGGCATGTCCTGCGGAGAACCACCAAAAGCCGCTACCCGCTCGAGGTGGTGAGCATTCCTCTGGCGGTACCGCTGACGGAGGCATTCAAGCAGGAAAGCACCCGCCTGACGGCAACGGATCTTCCGAAAGAGCTCTCAGCGGCCTTACGCAATCAACTGAGGATAATTCTGACCAAATGAAACATCCCCTGATCCGCCTGGCGGTTCTGGATGCGTTGAAAGCTGGCATTACCGACCCTGTAACGTGGTCTGATGGCCGTCCCGCTGTACTTGAGTCCGAAGATCTCCCTGCTGTCGCCGTCTATATCACTGACGCGCAGTCCACGGAGGAATCCATCGACGAAGATATCTGGCGCGCCACGCTTCATATCGAGGTGTTCCTGAAAGCGAGCGAAACGGATACCGCGCTCGATACCTGGATGGAAAGCAAAATCTATCCCCAGCTTAACGCACTCCCCGGCCTTTTCCCCTTAATCGAAACCATGTCAGCTCAGGGCTATGACTATCAGCGCGATGACGAAATGGCGACGTGGGGATCGGCTGATCTCAGATACTCAATTTCATACATAATGTGAGGTAAGCATGCCAACACCGAACCCGCTTGAGCCCGTTAAAGGGGCAGGCACAACATTCTGGCTCTACACAGGCACAGGCGATCCCTATGCTAATCCGACCAGCGACACTGACTGGACCCGCACCGCCAAAATCAAAGATCTGACGCCAGGTGAACTGACAGCCGAGTCCTATGACGACACCTACCTTGACGATCCGAACGCGGACTGGGCCAATACAGCGCAGGGCGAGAAGTCTGCCGGTGAGGCCAGTTTCACCCTGGCCTGGAAACCCGGTGAGTCAGGGCAGCAGTCTCTGGTGGACTGGTTTCTTGCTGGTGACGTTCGAGCTTACAAGATCAAATATCCTAACGGCACGATCGATGTCTTCAAGGGCTGGGTAAGCAGCCTCGGAAAAACCATCCCGGCGAAAGAGGTCATTACCCGTAGCGTGAAGATCAGTAACAACGGTAAGCCATCGCTGGCAGAGGAGACCCGCGCACCGGTCGTGGCTGTCACTGGGGTGACTCTCGATAAATCTACTCTGGCAATCACTGTCGGTGGCAAAAATACTGTTACGGCCACGGTTACGCCTTCCGGTGCTACTGACAAAACCTTCCGTGTTGCCACCTCTGATCCGGCTAAAGCCACCGTAACAGCCAGCGGTAATGTATTGACCGTCACGGGTGTTGCTGCAGGCACTGCACAAATTATCGTGATGACGAACGATGGTCAGAAAGTCGCGATCTGCACTGTCACCGTTTCCTGACCGGCGGGGCGCTGGCCCCGTCATTTTCAATGGAGTACTCCATGAATTTTCTGAAATCAGAGCCATTTATCTTCAACGGTAACACCGTTGAGTTGTTTGAGCTGTCCGCGCTGCAACGTATCGAACATTTGCAATACCTTGCGCTGGATGAGAAATCCCTGCCAAAAGACGAAGAAGATGAGGGTTATCTTCCGTTACGGGTTGCCAGTAATATCCGGCGCGGCGCCCGGCTGATCGCGATGTCACTGTGGCAGGGAGATACCTCAAAGCATGTTGATGCTCTGCATGATGAGGTTTTATCCGGTTGGTCGCCTGCAATGATTGGTGCCGGGGAACAGTTTGTCAAAAAGCTCTCTGACATGCTCCCGGTTCAGGATCCAGAGCAGAGCAGCGTCGAGGAAAACACAGACCATGCTGCCGGGGAAGAGGAAGTGAGCGCGGAAAAGCGTTAGCCGGTGAGCTGAGTTTTGTGATGAAACTGGCACGGGAGTTCCGGCGCCCGGACTGGCGCGCGATGCTCGCCGGCATTTCTTCGACGGAGCTGGCTGAGTGGGGACGTTATTATGAGCAGCAGTATTTTGAAAACGATTTGCTGGATGCGCATTTCTGCCGGATCAGTCATCTGGTTGTGTCTCTGATGTGCCCGGATACTGAACTAACCCCGCTTAATTTCAGCCTCCTGAACCCGCCTGAGCCGGAAAATTTACCGATGGATGATGATGTAATGATGTCTGTGGCGGAAAGCCTGGGAGGAGTGCGCTATGGCACAGTCAGTGGGTGATCTGGTCGTTAACCTTGACGTTGATTCGGCTAAATTTACCGAACAGGTGAATTACGTAAATAAGCAGCTGAAGGGGACGGGTAAAGCGGCCAACGATGCCGCCCTGCAGGTTCAGCAGGCATTTTCGAAGCAGGAGCTGGCCGCAAAGCGAGCCGGGATTTCTGTAGGCCAGTACAGTGCCGCGATGCGAACCCTGCCGGCGCAGTTTACTGACATCGCGACGCAGCTGGCTGGTGGGCAAAGCCCCTGGCTCATCATGCTCCAGCAGGGCGGGCAAATTAAAGACCAGTTTGGTGGTCTCCGGCCTATGTTCAGTGCTTTGCTGGGAACGATCTCACCTACGATGATCGGAGTCGGGGCACTCGCCGCTGGCACCGCGGCGCTGATGTATTCGTATTATCAGGGATCGAGCACGCTCTCTGAATTTAATAAAACGCTGACATTGACCGGTAATACTGCTGGTCTCACAGCTGTTCGCATGCAGACCATTGCAGCTGCCGGAGAAAAAGCGGGGCTTACATTTAACCAGACCAGTCAGGCGCTGACCGCGCTTGTTACTGCAGGCGTTCGCGCGGGTGCTAACTTCGAAGAGCTTGCGATCTCGGTTGCGAAATTCACGGATGCATCCGGTCTGCCGGTCGATAAGGTGGCTGAAGCATTTGGGCGCATGGCCAATGATCCGGCGTCAGGGCTGCTGGCGATGGCGCAGCAGTTTCACAACGTCACGGCTGAGCAGGTTGCATATGTTGCCGCTCTGCAGCGCGCAGGGAATGAAGCAGGAGCACTGCAGGCGGCAAACGAGGCAGCAACCACCGGGTTCAACAAGCAGACTGCCAGCATCCGCGACAACATGGGTACGATTGAATCCGCCGCAGATTCCCTTAAAAAAGCATTCAAATCCATGTGGGATGCGGCACTGGATATCGGCAGGCCGGATACCTCTCAGGAAATGCTGAGTAAGGCAGAGGCGGCCTTTAAGCGGGCGGATGAAATCTGGAATTTGCGGAAGGGCGATCGTTATGTCAACGATGAAGCGCGCGCCCGTTTCTGGAATGACCGTGAGACTGCCCGCCAGGCGCTGGACATGGCTCAGCAACAGGCCCGCAATTCTCAACTCGCCCAGGAAAACGCCAGTCGTGAGGCAGGACTGGAAGCCGATCGCCTTAAGTACGCACAACAGGCCCAGGCGAATTACAGCAAAACGCAGACGGCACTGGAGAAGTACACCGATCGCCAGAACGAACTGAATAAAGCGTTAAAAGAGGGGCGGATCCTCCAGGCTGATTACAACATCAACCTGGCCGCGGCGAAAAAGGAATATGAGGACTCGCTTAAGAAGCCGACAAAAACCAGGACGCCGGGCGGAACGAAACTTACCGACAATACCAGCGCTCAGACCCTCGAGTTGCAAACCCAGCTGGAGGTATTACGCCAGCACTCTGTAATCAACGAAAAAATTAGTCAACAGCGCCAGCAACTATGGAAAGAGCAGGCCAGATTTACGGTTCTTGAGCAGGCCGCCAAAACCCGCAACTTAACAGATGATGAAAAATCCCTTCTCGCCAGCAAGGACAAGGTGCTCGCCCAGGCGGAAATCAATGCAAGGCTCGGGGATCAGATTGTTACCCAGGAGCGCCTCAATCGCCTGCAGGATACCTCGCAGAAATATGTCACTCAGATGAGTGAGAAAACACGGGCGCTGGCAGAAAGCGCGGGTATGAGCAGCCGCCAGACCCAGCGTCGCCTTGAGGAAGCACAGCTGCTGCAGGGCTGGAAAAATGCCGGGGGCAATGAAGGGGATCAGCAGTACCAGAACGAACTGAACGCGCTCAGGAATTATTATGGTGAACAGGACGCCCTCCGCCAGAACTGGCAGGCTGGCGCCAAAACGGCCTGGGCTGACTATGTTGATTCTGCTGACGATGCCTACGGGCAGGTGAAATCGCTGGCCACCGCCACGTTTGACGGAATCGGACAGAGCATGGCCGACATGCTTACGACCGGTAAAGGAAAATGGTCAGATTTCACAAAATCCATTCTGTCGATGATGGCGCAGATCCTCGTGAAGCAGGCCATGGTCGGGGTGGTTGACTCCGCCTCTACAGCTCTTGGTTTTGCCACTGGCGGATTTACGGGTTATGGCGGCAAAAACGACCCGGCCGGTATTGTCCACCGGGGGGAATTTGTTTTCACCAAAGAGGCGACCAGCCGGATCGGCGTCGGAAACCTGTATAGCCTGATGCGGGGATATGCCAGCGGTGGCCTTGTGGGAGGTGGTAAGGGCATCGCCACGCCTCTGGGGGTGAGTGTTTATGCTCCCGTCACGGTTACCCCTTCTCAACAGAGTTCGTCGTCAAGTCAGGCGAGTAGTGACGCAGCCGGCAGAGCCTACCAGCAGGTGGTTGACCGTTCCATTCGGGAGGGGATCGCCCGGGAAAGCGAACCTGGCGGAATCATCTGGAATCTGAACAACGGGAGGCGCTAATGGCTATCGAGAAATTCCCCTGGCCCATTCAGTCGGCCAGTCAGCCAACCACGAAAAGCAAAGACACCATCCGGAAAGCCCAGTTTGGTGGCGGGTACACGCAGGTCAGCGGATCGGGAATCAATGACGAGACGTTAACCTATGAATATTCCTTTACCGGCAGACCGGATAAAGGGCTGCAGATTTACGCTTTTCTCAGGCGGCACAAGACGAAGTCATTTTCTTTTCAGCCCCCGTTCGGAGAACTGGCCCTATGGCGCGTTGAAGCAGACAGCCTGCAGAAAGTAGTGAAGGGGAAAACCGTAATGTATATCTCTGCCACCTTTGAACAGGCCTTTGCTCCATGAGTCTTAATAACGATTATCAGAAGCTGGAACCGGGTAATGAAGTCCGTCTCTTTGAAGTCGATGGTACCGGGTTTGGCGTCTCAGACGTCATGCGCTTTCATTCCCACAATATTGCCCACACTTCCGCGGAAATTGAGGCGGCGGGAGGGGATGAGGCTAAGCTACCCGCCAAATCCATCTGGTGGCAGGGCCAGGAATATAAAGCATGGCCCTGCCAGATCTCGGGCATTGAAGCATCCACCAGTGGCGGCAATGCTAAGCCTAAATTCTCGGTAGCTAATCTGGACAGTTCTATTACAGCCCTGTGTCTGGCATACGACGATATGCTGCAGGCAAAAGTGACGATCCATGACACCCTGGCGCACTATCTGGATGCGAAAAACTTCCCTGGTGGCAATGCAACGGCCGATCCGACACAGGAAAAGCTGAAGGTTTTCTATATCGATTCAAAGAGCAGTGAAACCAACGAGGTGGTTGAGTTCACACTCTCCAGCCCGATGGATTTGCAGGGGCTGATGATACCTACGCGCCAGCTCCATTCTTTGTGTACCTGGTGCATTCGTAACAAATACCGCACTGGTGATGGCTGTGATTACGGCGGCACGCGCTATTTCGACAAAAACAATAAACCGGTCAGCGATCCTTCTCTGGACGAATGCAACGGCACTCTGTCCGCCTGCAAGCTTCGGTTCGGGGAAAATAACGAGCTTTCCTTCGGCGGGTTTCCGGGTACGTCATTGATCAGGAGTTAGCATGCGTAAAAAGATCGTTACGGCCATCATGGCGCACGCTGCGCAGGAATATCCGCGTGAGTGCTGCGGTGTGGTGGCGCAGAAGAGCCGGGTAGAGCGATATTTTCCCTGCCGCAATGTGGCCACGAACCCGGAGGACAACTTTGTGCTGTGCCCCGAGGACTACGCTGCCGCCGAAGAATGGGGGCCGGTGACCGCCATTGTTCACAGCCACCCCGATGCAACCACCCAGCCGAGCGAAACTGATAAAGCCCAGTGTGACCTGAATGGATTGCCCTGGCACATCGTCAGCTGGCCGGAAGGTGACTTACGGACCATCATGCCCCGGGGAGAGATCCCTCTCATTGAGCGGCCTTTTGTTCTGGGCGTGTACGATTGCTGGGGTCTGGTGATGAGCTATTTCCGGCAGACGCACGGGGTCGAGCTGCATGACTACCGGGTGGAATATCCCTGGTGGGAGGACGAGTACCCGGATAACTTCTATCAGGAATGCTGGTACGAATGCGGATTCCGGGAGTTTGACGGGGCGCCGCAGTCTGGCGATATGGTGATCATGCAGGTTCAGGCTAATAAGTGGAATCACGCGGGTATCCTGCTGGAAGGCAATATATTGCTGCACCATCTGTATGGACATCTGAGCCAGCGGGTTCCGTATGGTGGCTACTGGCAGGAACGGACTATGAAGGTTCTACGCTATAAGGACCTGTGCTAACCTTTTCATAACATTCTAAGGGAGTAAGGATATGAGAAAGGTAGTGTTTTTCTTTGCCGCACTGGGAGTAAGTGGTTGTTCAACAAGTGTAACCCCTCCAAGTCAGGCTTCATTTGCACCAACTGACAGAGTATTTAAGTTTCAACAAAATAATGATGCACAGTCTATTACTGTAGTCAGAGATAGCGGATTTACAGGTGGTGGATGTTTCTCGTCGGTTTATATAGACGGTCAGTTATCTGCGAAGTTAGAGCCTAAAGAAAAAGTAAGATTTTATTTACCCAAGGGTGAACATGCTGTAGGAGCTGCCCTAGAGGGGCGAGGTTTATGTAGTGCAAATGAAGCACGACAGGAGCGTTATATAAATTTAGGCAAGGGAGAAAATAAGTTTGTGCGAGTATTTATTGATGAGGGCGGAGACTTAGATATACGGCCCACCACTTTGAAATAACTATTTCACAAATAAAACTTATCTTAAAACCTGCCTTGGCAGGTTTTTTTATGGGGATTGGATATGACAGAGATTATGTCTCAAATTGAACTCGGCGGGCCATTACGGAAAATCTTTGGCAAAACCCATCATAGAATGATTTCTAAAGTAAGTGAAGCTGGTATCGCTCTCGCAAAAACCATACCTGGGTTTGAAAGCTATATGATTAATAGTAAGCGTCATGGATTAACTTTTGCCATTTTTAAAGGTAAGAAGAATATAGGCGTGGACGATCTGGGTTTCCCCGTTACAGGAGAAATTATTCGAATAGTTCCAGTGGTTATCGGTAGTAAAAAGTCTGGTTTATTACAAACTATCCTTGGTGCCGTAATTGTAGCTGCTTCTGCAGTAGGAAGTTATTTTGCACCAGGAAACCCCTTTTCCGCATTCGGTTATAAATTTGGCGTAGCCATGATTGCTGGTGGTGTTGTACAGATGCTTTCCCCTCAACCTACAGGGTTGGCCAGTAAACAGGATGCCGATAATCGGGCTTCCTATGCCTTCGGCGGCGTAACGAACACTGCGGCACAGGGATATCCGGTGCCATTGCTTTACGGTAAGCGTCGAATCGGCGGCGCGATCATTTCTGCCGGGATTTACGTCGAAGATCAGCAGTAAATTAAACCTTTCATTCAGGCCGCCTTCGTGTGGCTTTTTTTATGGGCGCAATATGGCAAACGCAACCGCGATCAGGGGCCGCAAGGGCGGCGGCTCGAGTTCCCGTACCCCCACAGAGCAGCCAGACGATCTCCAGTCGGTAGCAAAGGCCAAAATCCTGATAGCACTGGGAGAGGGCGAGTTTTCCGGTCAGCTTACCGGAAAAAATATTTTTCTGGATGGCACAGCGCTGGAGAACGCCGACGGCTCGCAAAATTTCACAGGCGTGACGTGGGAGTTTCGTCCTGGTACCCAGGCGCAAAAATACATTCAGGGCATACCTGGAACTGAAAACGAAATCAGCGTGGGGACCGAAGTATCGAGCGCCACCGCCTGGACGCGTACGTTTACCAATACCCAGCTCTCAGCGGTACGTCTGCGCCTGAAATGGCCATCGCTCTTCAAACAGGAGAACGACGGTGATCTGGTCGGTAACTCGATTAACTACGCGATTGACCTGCAGACCGACGGCGGCACCTGGCAGACGGTGCTGAATACCAGTGTGACCGGGAAAACAACATCCGGTTATGAGCGCAGCCACCGTATCGATCTGCCGCAGGGGGGCAAAACCTGGACTATTCGCCTGCGCAAGCTCACCGCTGATGCAAACAGCGCAAAGATGGGCGACACGATGACGCTGCAGAGCTTCACCGAGGTGATTGACGCCAAGCTGCGCTACCCGAACACCGCGCTGCTGTACATCGAATTCGACTCAAGCCAGTTCAACGGCTCTATACCGCAGATCTCCTGCGAGCCGCGCGGGCGCGTGATCCGCGTACCTGACACCTACAACCCGGAAACCCGCACCTATACCGGCACCTGGACCGGCACGTTTAAATGGGCGTGGACCGATAACCCGGCGTGGATTTTTTACGACCTGGTGGTTTCTGACCGGTTCGGCCTGGGTCACCGCCTCACCGCGGCGAATATCGACAAATGGACGCTGTATCAGGTGGCCCAGTATTGCGATCAGCCGGTGCCGGACGGTAAGGGAGGCAGCCGTACCGAGCCGCGCTACATCTGCAACGTATACATTCAGGACCGGAACGACGCCTACACCGTTCTCCGTGACTTTGCGTCCATATTCCGGGGCATGACTTACTGGGGTGGCGATCAGATTGTTGCCCTGGCGGATATGCCGCGTGATGTGGATTACAGTTACACCCGCGCTAACGTAGTTGATGGCCGCTTTACCTACTCCAGTAGCACGACCAAAACGCGCTACACCACGGCGCTGGTGTCCTGGTCAGATCCGGCTAATGCCTACGCTGACGCGATGGAACCCGTATTCGAGCAGGCCCTGGTGGCGCGCTACGGGTTTAACCAGCTGGAAATGACAGCCATCGGCTGTACCCGGCAATCTGAGGCGAACCGTAAGGGCCGATGGGGCATTCTCACCAACAACAAGGATCGCGTCGTATCGTTTGACGTCGGTCTGGATGGCAACATCCCTCAACCCGGATACATCATCGCCGTGGCCGATGAAATGCTTTCCGGTAAGGTCACTGGCGGGCGTATCAGCTCGGTGAATGGCCGGGTGATTACCCTGGACCGCGCGCCGGATGCGAAGGCAGGTCACCGTCTTATTCTCAACCTTCCGTCCGGTGCATCTCAGGCTCGTACAATCCAGGCAGTGAACGGAAAAGCAGTAACGGTCAGCACTGCCTACAGCGAAACACCGCAGGCAGAAAGTGTTTGGGTGGCGGAATCCGATGAGCTGTATGCCCAGCAGTACCGGGTGATTAGCATCAGCGACAATAACGACGGAACTTTTACTGTTACTGGCGCGGCTCACGATCCGGATAAGTATGCCCGCATCGATACTGGTGCCATCATTGACCAGCGTCCGGTAAGCGTGATCCCTCCCGGTAACCAGTCGCCGCCAGCTAACGTCGTGATCAGCTCTTTCTCGGTGGTGCAGCAGAATATCAGCGTCGAAACGATGCGCGTTAGTTGGGACCAGGCGCAGAACGCTATCGCCTATGAAGCGCAGTGGCGCCGCAACGACGGGAACTGGGTTAACGTGCCGCGCAGCTCCACTACGTCCTTCGATGTGCCCGGTATTTATACCGGACGCTACCTGGTGCGCGTGCGCGCCATCAACGCCGCCGAGATTTCCTCCGGATGGGGTTATTCAGAAGAGAAAACGCTGACGGGCAAAGTAGGAAATCCTCCAAAGCCGGTGGGATTTGCAGCCTCTGACAACGTTCTTTTCGGTATTGAGCTGAACTGGGGGTTCCCGGCCAACACGGACGATACGCTGAAAACTGAAATTCAGTACAGCCCGACCGGGAGCGCGGATAATGCGATGTTGCTGGCCGATGTGCCATATCCCCAGCACAGATACCAGCAGATGGGGCTCAGGGCGGGTCAGATATTCTGGTACCGCGCGCAGTTGGTTGACCGCACAGGTAACGAATCTGGCTACACCGACTGGGTGCGCGGCATGTCGAGCGATCAGGCCAGCGATTATCTGGACGCCATTAAAGACGAGGTGCTGAGCGCAGAGGATGGCAAAGCATTAACGGAGCAAATCGACTTCAACATCGCAGGCATCCTCCAGAACACCCTGGCTGGAATTCAGGGGGCGAAAATCACCTTCCAGCAGTTCGGCGCGGCGTATGCGGAAATCTCAAATGCGCAGATCCTGATTGCTGATGCTAACCAGGCGTTTGCTCAGTACCAGGAATTAGTGGCTGTCAGGTTTGGAGAGTTTGACGCCTCAATATATGAAGTTAAGACGGCGCAAGCTGAGGCAGACCAGGCATTCGCTGAATATAAGACAGTTGTTAGCGCCAGCCTGGAACGTTTGAATAGCGATGTGGTTAACATCAAAGCCGATGTCGTCACCATACAGCAAGCACAGGTTGACGCAAGTCAAGCCTTTGCTCAGTACCAGCAGCAGGTAACGGCTACTTTTGGTCAGCAGCAGGCAGCCATCAACCAGAAGATGACGGCATATGCTGATGCAGCCAGTGCCAATGCTATTTATACCCTCAAGGCCGGTGTGAAATATAACGGCAATTACTATGACGCCGGGATAAGCGTTGCAGTCATTGCAAACGGAAATGCCATTTCTACCCGTGTAGCGATTAATGCCAACGAGTTCGTGATGCTTTCCGGTAACGGGACCGCAAACATGTACTCGCCGTTCGCTATCGTCGGTGGCCAGGTCTTCCTGAACAGCGCGTTCATCCAGGAGGGAACAATCACAAGCGCCATGATTGCGGGCTATATCCAGTCCAATAACTATGTCCCTGGCTCGGTTGGCTGGCGACTGGATAAGGGGGGCACTTTTGAAAACAACGGTTCGGTGGCAGGGCAAGGATCGATGCGGCAGACAAACCAGAAAATTTCAGTAAGGGACGCAAATGGCGTTTTGCGTGTCCAGATCGGTTATATCGACGGGGTATTCTGATGGCATTTGGTATACAGACCTGGAGCGCCAGTGGCGTCCCTAATAACTATGGCATCAAGCCGGTTTCTGTTGTCGGACGTATTCCACTGGGCGAAGGGCAAACTTCCGGCAGCTGGTCGTTCACCATCCCTACGGGTATGAAGGTCGGGTTTGCGATTTCGCTTGATAAAGGGGCGGTTACGGTTGGCCGCCGGATCGTTGCGAGCGGCAACACTATTACTCTCAGCGCAGCCAGTAGTGTCGGGGTTGGTAACTATCCGGCTTCTGAATGCGAACTTATCGTTTTCATGGAGAAAGCATAATGGCGGGTTACGGCGCGCTAATTACGCTCGAGAACGGCAATCCCTTTATCACCCCTAATTCCACCCCGTTCTGCCTGTACCAGAAGGTCACGGTAAATTCGGCCAATACAGGCGGGAATTATCAGGGGGCCAGCGTGGATATTCCCATCGACGCGAGCTATCCGGCCATAGTGTTCTGCAAAACGTCGAACGCAGCTACGGTAGTGGCCACGCGGGTGGGGAATGTGATCAGGGTTGGTTCGAGTAGCCCAAACGGTTACAGCCACACCCTGACAGCCTACGTGTTCGCTATATTTCCGCAGACTTTACCTGCATGGGGTATGGCGATATGGGACGAAAACGGAAAGCTTGTGCTCACGAATGAAAGCCGTGTTTTAAGCGATCTGGTGACTATCGGAACGCCAGGGAATGGCGGGGGCATTAATATCGACCAGACATTGTCTGGGTCATATGCAATCGTCCCTACACTTCTTGGATCTTCGTTGTATCAGGTTATGGTGCAGGGCCAGCCGGTCATTATTAACGTCACGGCCTATGCAGGCGCATTATTTAACGGGTCCACTACCAGAATTAACGCGCAGGGCAGCCAGATTGGTCAGGGCAGCCCTGCCGGTGGAACCAATACTGGGGTCGCCATTACCGCCATTAATACCGCAGCATACGATTAAGCCAAACAGTAGCCCTCTCCCGCAATTTAACAGAATTCCACAACCCAGCTCAGGCTGGGTTTTTTTATGGAGCAAATATGTCCGCAGGCACAATTAAGCTTACTAACGGCTCTACTGCAGTCGTCGGTACCGGCACTGCATTCACCTCAGATCTGAAATCGGGTGACGTTATTACCGCAACAGTCGGGGGTATATTCTTCACGCTGTTTGTTGACGCCGTAACGAGTAATACCGCGCTCACACTGACCGATCCCTTCACCGGACCGACAACTTCCGGGCTTGCCTGGGTTGCAGTTCCGCAGCTGGCGCTCAATCGCATTACCGCCGCCCTGGCTGCTCAGACTGCCGAGTCAGTGCGCCGGGTGCTGCAGGAGAACGCCAACTGGCAGGCTTTCTATTCCGGCACTGGCGATATTACTGTTACGCTCCCTGACGGTTCACCCACGGGGCATCCTGTAACCGGCCCGTCATGGCCGAAGATGTCTGGCCTTTTAACTTCTGCTGTGCAGTGGCGAGGAAGGCCAGCAGCGACAGAAAACATCAATACTTACGGGCCAACATCGGCATACATCGGCCAGTGGGGATTTGGTTCATCTGGCACCCTGATGTCAAATGGCTTTCCTGAGGATGGCGCTCTTGGGATTCTTGAAGTATTCCAGGGTGGAAGGTTTAACGGTTGCCAACGTTTTATCAGTTTTAGCGGAAATGAATACTACCGAACTTTGACGGCGGCATGGAATGGCACTGATGGACCGTGGGACATCTGGAAGCCTGTGGGATTTAGCACGATGCCAGGCTACTTCTCTGGCGACATGAACACTCTGCTGTCACCCGGCATCTGGTCGATCACGAATGCTGTAACCAATGGGCCGATCCCGGCGGGGCAAACTTCGACTCCTACTGGCATATGTAAAGTTGAATTGCGGACAGGTACAAATTCTTTAGTTCAGACCTTCACCTCCATTGTTACCAATGCAGCATTCATTAACCGGACGTGGACGAGGACATTATCAGGTTCTACCTGGTCAAGTTGGGATGCTCAAGGGAAAGGTGCGCTGGCAGATGTGGGCATCGGTGTTACAAGTAATACGGTGTCGTCGTTAGACTGGCAGACATTTGATTTTGTGCCTGGTGCTTTATATATGGTTTTGTCGGGCAATATGACAAACGTTCCAGCTGGATTGGATGTTCCTGGGACAACTTTCAACACATTGATTCGTGTGAATGGACCGGAGGGGACTACACGACATGTGGACGTTTGTTATTCGACAACAACATTTTCCAATTATCGTTACTATCAGGTACGCGTTGCTGGTGCTCCTGGTTCGAAAACATTCACCGTTAGAAAGATTTTTAATAGCAATGATGTCATCCCGATAGTAAACGGCGGAACGGGGTCAGGATCTCCTTTCGGTACAGCTGCCGGGACATTCGCGCAGGGCAATGACGCCAGGCTCGCTACGGTGGGCGGAAAAACTGGCGGTTCCATATCTTCACCCATTGATGTCGCTGGTGCTTTATCTGTCATTGGTCAATCCAGTAGTTATGGCGAGATGGCATTTAAGTACCCAAGCACATTGCAGAAGATGACCTATGCATTTTGCGAAAACTACGGCGATTTAGTTTTCGTTACAACTCAGGCTGCGAATGCCGGGACAGAAAAATACTTCTCAATGCGCGGTGATAAATTCACCACACCAGGTAATATCACGTGTGTATCGCTTACCCAGACCTCGGATGCGGACAAAAAAGCCGACATCAAACCGATTGAAAACGCGCTTGAAAAGATTTTGTCTCTGGATGGCGTCACGTTCAACTGGAAGGATAGCGGCCTGCCTTCTGCTGGTGTTATCGCTCAGCAGCTGATTGATATTCTGCCTGAGGCTGTGGGGGCAGTATTTGATGATCACAACCATTATGAAGAGGTTGAAGAGACGGAGGAGGTTGACGAAGTCGATGAGGAGGGGAGCATCACAAAAGTTTCCAGAATCATCAAAGTTAACCGCCTGGTTAAGCCTCTGGATGAAACAAAGCGCAGTTACACTGTTGAGTATTCTGGTGTCGTCGCCCTCTGCCTCCAGGCGATTAAGGAGCTTAACGCTAAGGTGGAAACTCTGGAAAAGAAACTAAATCCGCAGGAGGCAGAAGAACAGCCGGATGTTCAGCAGTAATTATCAATAGGCGCTGCCGCATTGATCTGAACCCCCTTTAAAACTACTGTATAAATGCACAGTAAAATAAGAAGGAGGATTTATGCCACGCAGAATCGATATTGAGGGTGCTTTTCACACAGCTATTAAACACGAGCCTAACGGGCGCCGCACGGTGACTACTGAGGACTTCGTGAAGCACCTGGCCCGCGCTAACTGGAACTGGTCTTTGAAGGAAGCGAACGACTGGATCGAGAGCCACGTTTCAACCTTTAAAGACATTTCGACCAGCGAGGGCCAGGCACGGACCTTTATGCTTTACAACCCGAACGGAGGTCTGTGATGGGCTTTCCTTCTCCAGCGGCGGATTATGTCGTGCCACGATTATCGCCAGAACTCATCTGTGGTGTGGGCATTGATACCCGCATCCTGGAAACGTCTTCCGGGTTTGCGGTTATCGAGCCGGTCACCCGATTGGTACAGGGGCAGGTTCTGCTGATCCTCAGTGGCGGGCAAACGCAATTTGCACGATTCATGGGGAAAGCATTAATCACGGAGGACGGCGAGGCGATCGAAGGCGACGCAGCGGAAGAGGTCGAGGTCATGGGCAGGGTGACGTTCTTCATCAACAGCACGGATGCTGATTACGTACCCACCATCTGAGGCATGAGGGTCATAGAATCCGAGGAATTATGTTCTGCAAAACTATTTTTTAATATCCAGAAATCAACAGCTTAAATAGGCGATGTATATCGATAAATTTCAGGCCGAAATTCAAGGAAAGTTCTTATCTATCAGACTGATAAATTAATATCAGAATGCTACCGGTCTGGTACATGGATATCGACACCGAAGTGCGCTTTAAGGCGGGGGATCAGCAGCAAAATATAAACACCCGTCTGGATCCGTGGGTGTTTATGTTCTCGGCGGGATACCGCTTCTGAAAATAAGAAGGCCCCGAG